ACGGGTTGTTCAGGTTCATCAGCCGGCCGTCTTCGTCCACCGCCGTGCATATCATCGTGCAGTACCACTGGTCGCCGCGGGTGTCGCCGTCATACTCCAACGCCCCGATGCGGTAGGTGCCGGTCGGGCTGGTGTAGGCGGCTTCGATGCTTTTACCCATCAGGGCAGAATTGTTGAAGGTCTTGCCGCCAAACGACGGGGTGATGACATTGCCACTAGAATCCAGTTTACCGCCACTGCCCGGTGTGTACGGCACCCCGGACAAAAAGGTACTGTCGATGCGGACCAGACCGCCCAGGCGGATTTTCGGGTTCAGCAGACAGCGCACGTGGATGCCTTGCGGTGTCACTTCCGGTACGCCGACCAGCCCACTGCGCGGTGACAGAACCACCGCTTCACCCGGTAAGTATTTGTCATTACGGATGATATAGACGTTGCCGTTGTCAACAAAGAACTTGCCGCCGTACTTGTTCATCATATCGCGCAGGGTGTCACGCACGCCTTCGGCAAAGGTGACGCCGCGGATAACCGCGTCACCACCCAGGTCCGGGTCTACATAGCCGACCTTTAGCCCCAGCGCCGCCACCGCACGGTCGATAATTTCCTTGTCCTTGGTGCCAGCCGGGAAGTTCGCCAGAAACGGCATGCGGTTAATTTTATCTTCACCGTCACCGCCGATTATTTCCAGATAGGTGTCGGTGGCGTTTTCTTTGCCGCGCTTGTACATGACGACGATGCCGTCATAAATCATTCCGTAGTCGGCGTATTTATAGCCGGCCGACACCTGCACACGGGTGAATTCGATGACCTTCGCCATCGTCTGCGGTGACATATTATAAATCTTCGCATTGATGGTGTTCGGTGTCGTATTGGTGTTCTTGGTGATGTGGAAAGTACAGCGCAGGCTTGACAGTTCAATACCCTGGTCGGCGTTTGCGGTTTCCCCGGTGCCGCTGGCGTAGACGGCAATCGACAACCGGCGCATCCACTGCGCGTTGTGGGTGTCCTGCTTTAGCGACACCGCAGCGGAACCGGGTTCGACCGATGGCGTCAGCGTGCTGTAGGCAATCTTCTGCCAGTTCAGGAACTGGGTGGTTGCCTGCTGAACCGTCGAAGGGGTGAAGGTTATCGTGTTGTTGTCGGTCATGCGTGGACAAACGGCCGTAGGTTGCGGGTCAGTTGCCGGCTGCTGGCAGCTTGCCGGTCAGCCACTTGGTCAGCCACGTCCTTGGCGTCGTGACCGTGGACGTGGATATTAACCGTCTGGTTGCTGTTCAGGTACTTCCAGTTGCCGCCGCCACGCAGGTGACCACGACGACCACCGAAATCGAAGTGCATTAAATCGGCAACCGGCGAACCGGGGGTGACACCGAATTCGCCGCCCCACGCGGCACGATCCCCTAAATGCGGGTACAGCTTCATCACCTGCTGATACCATTCGTGCGCCAGCCTTGTGTACATGCCGCTGGTGTCCTGGCCGCGGTTGGTGACCGGCTTGCCGTCCGGCCCGATAATCTGCACGTCCAGGGCACCGCCGCCGTGGTGCTGCGAATGTTCCAGGCCACCGACACGGGCACCGGATGTCGCCACCACCCGGTAGCCTTCCGGTAGCTGGTCAGACGCCGCCTGAAGCGTCTGCACTAGGGCTTGGTTAACCGCGGCTAGGTTCACCCGGCCGCCGCTAAACCGGCCGCTGGTAGTGCCCGCAGCGCCGCCTGCCATGTTGCCACCAGGGCCGCCGCCGCTGACCATCGGCACGCCGCCACCTTCACCGATTTGTTCACCGCGTGACACCGCGGCCCGCAGCTTGGCGTTGAAGTTCAGCCAGTCGCGACCGCCACCACGGCGCAGTAAGGCCAGCGCCACCTTGGTCTGTTCTTCTAGTGACGCCGACATCGCGTTGGTGGCAGCGATGCCTAGCTGCGGTGCAATCTGCCGCCAGTTGGAATTCAATATCTGGAAGTAGCCTTGTGCGGTGTAACCCTTGGCCGTGTTCGGGTCCAGGCCCATCCGCTGACCGACCGAATTCATGATGTTCCGGCCGCTGCTTTCGTACTTCATGATTAGGCCAAGCATGTTGCGTTCTTGCGCCGTCATCCCTTCGATGTTCGGCACCGCCTGCCCACCGCCTTCACCGGCTGCGCCGCCGCCAGCGCCGCCGCCTGGGCCACCGGCACCATCACCGCCGCCGCCACCGCCCGGTGCCGACATACCTAAATCGCGCAGCATTTCTTCAAGATGCGCGTACACATCCGGTACAAAATCGACCATCGGCCGGAACGACGTGTCACCGTTCCACCACTGGTCAAAGCCGTCCTTCAGTTCCTGAAACACATCCAGGGAACTGGCACCGCCACCGCCAAAAAAGCCTTGGATGCCGCTGCTGATATGCTGTGGCAGGACCATTTCACCGTGGTGCAGGTTGGCGTTGACGATACCGCCCTTCTGAAAGCCGAATGCGCCTTTGATTTGGTCCCACAACCAACTGCGTTCAGGGCTTGTCTGCGGTGCCTGATAGGAAGGACTGCCGGGTACAAAGGTCGGTTCCTGTTGCGCGGGTGACAGCGGAATGCCGGCCGCTGTGTTCAGGGTGGCTTCGGTGCCGCGAATCAACTTGCGCAGCCAGTCCGGTGCCGATTCTAACAGCTTGTCTTCAAGCCCGTTGATGAAGTTTTCCGCCGCCACTTCACCGATGTGAATAAATGGTATGGCAACTTCATCAATCCATTTTTTGATGTCTTCTTCGGTCGGTCCAATTTCCAATGCTTCCAGTATCACCCGGCCGACTTCGGCACCGACCGCTTCCCAACCACCTTCGCGGTAGATGCGCTTCAGGTCTTGCACCCAATTCTTGAAGCCCTCCTTATATTCATCGTGCGTTTTCTGAAGCCAATCCATCCACCGCTTTAAGGTCGGGGTGGCGTCCAGCAACAGGTCGTCCAGAAATTCGAATGCGTCCGCTAAATCCTGAATGACAAACTGACTGATAATCTGGAAGTACGAACTGATGGTCTGACCGAAACGTGTCAGTGCATTGGTAGTCGCCAGTGCCTGTTCACCGGCCCGCTTTAGGTTGTCACCAAGTACGCCGGTCAGCCGGGCGTTGTGCGCGATGCTTTTGGCGTGTTCTTCCCAATTGTTCGCTATCTGCTGAATTAGTTTCCCTGGAATATGCAACTGTTCTTCAACGTTTTGCAGGAACTGGGTGACTTGGTAGTTGCCTTTACCAAACTGGGTTTCCAGCGTGTGCAGTTGCCCGGCCAGCTTTTCGAACAGTTCCGGCGCGTCTTTGAACGGGCCGCCCGCCAGGGTTTCGGCAGTTCCCTTTATCCACGGGCTGCGCAGCAATTCTTGGTTAAACTGGATTGCTGCCTGATAGGCTTCCTGGGTGTTGCCACCAACCGTTTCCATCACGTTGGCGAATTCGCGCAGTGACTTGGCCGATGTCCCGGCCATCTGCGCGGCGTAGGTCAGCGCATTCAGTTCACGTGTAGAATCGTGGACAAACTTCACCACCGCGACGGCAGCGCCGACTACTGCCGCATGCAATGTCTTGATGCCGCCGATGGTGCCCGACAGGGCATCGCCCATCGCCTTGGCTTGGCCCTGGTTTATCTGGAAGCCAAGTCTGACCAGAAAGCTTTCGATTACCGTGTCGGCCATTCAGTCACCTGTTGGCTTCGGCCGCTGCTTCTTCAGCGTCCCGTGCCCGTGCCCGGTTTTCGTCGCGGATGTCGGCAGCTTCATTCAAACGGGCGATGTCGTTCAGATCTAAGGTGCCGTCAATTAAAGATTCGTAGTGGCACATGCCGTCCAACACCGGCCGCAACAGCCAGTCTTCTTCATCGTTCATGGTGACGAATTCGACGGCGATTGCACCCCGTCTACTGCCAAACCGTTTTGGCGGGGTGCGGGAAAAAAATTGCCCAGGTTGTCCTGTATGACGGCGAACGACAGTTGCAGCATCGCCATCATGTCGATGTCTTCAAACATCAAATCGCCGGTTGGCGTTGTGACGTTCACATAGGTGGACCCGTTAAACACGGTCACTGCCTTCAGACAGGTCTTCAGGATAAATTCACTGTCGTCCTTCGACATGTCGGCAATCGCTTGTGACACCGGCTGCAACGCGTTCCAAAATTGCGGTGGCATAGTGTCACTGCCATTGGGGGCGGTGCCCGCGGTACCTAACCCTATTTGTGAAAAAGTTTCGCCCATCCCTGACAGGATGGGCATCAACTTCCGGGTCAGGTGAAATTGTTCGAAGGCGGTCAGTCGGCCGGTGCGGTATTTCCTGCCATCTATTTCAACTTCCTGCATCTTTCACCCCCGTGAAAGGGGGCTGTCACCTAAGCTGCCGGTGCGGCGATACCCGTAGCCTGGGCCAGCCCTGAACCCAGCACAAAGTCGCAAATCCCGGCGTGGAACGTCCACACCATTTCGCCGCCTTCTTTGGCATACGTCAAATCAGCGAATTTGGCAAATGCGCACTGTTGTGCCACCACCACATCGTTGCGCGCCATGTCGCGAATCGAAATGGTGTTCTGCCCGTGGTTTTGCGATTGCACTGTGTCACGGCCGTACATCTGCGACAGCAGCGCGTTGGTCGGTGACGTTTTCAGCAGGCGGACGGTGATTGTAGCACCCTTGCCGGCGTGCAGGCTGTGCATGACACAACCGTCAGCGCCGATTGTCATGGTCGATTTGTCTTCGATCATGACCACGGTGATGCCGCCTTCGCTGTTGCATGCGCCGGCACCCATCGAAAAGGCACCATTCGGGCCTTGGATGCTGCACATGTTGTCAAGGAACGAGTACGTCGCCATCGGTCACCTACCGGTTGACATTAATCAAAACGTCGGCGAAGTGAACGGCACCCGCCAGCTTCACTGCAATCTGGATCAGTGGGGCGATGCGTTCTTCGCGGATGGCTTGGTCCTGCGACGCCACCGGCATGGCAAAGGTGTACCACCCCGCGGTCAGCAAATCGCCCGTGTGCAGTTCACCAAAGCCGACTGCGTTCCAGATGCCGGGTGCGACCAGCCCGTTGGTGACGCCCTGCGATAGCCCGCCGTCGCAGGTGGTGACCAAGATATGCACGCCTGGATCGGTTTGCGGAATTTTCGGTGACGTGTACAGCACATTCCAGATGTCGGTCTGAATGCGGTTCGACAGCCAGTCCAACCCGTGGATTTCATCAAAATACGCCCGCCCCGACATGACACCTTCCTGCACGATGCTGGTGCCGTTGTTGTACTGGGCGTAGACGTTGCACCGCTTGTTGGCGAGTGTCGATGCCTGAGTGGCGTTCAGCAGTTCCGGTATCACCCCAGGTTCGACCTTAAATTTCATCGTGATGGTCGTATTGGTGCCTTCGAACTGGGTGGTGACAGCCCGGCCGAAGAATGAACACGAACAGTACGACGTGGTGGACGAATACTGAATTGTCGTCCGCATGTAATCGGCCAGCATGGCTTGGCTGGCGATGTCACTGGCGGTGGGGCCGTCCAGTATGCCGGCACTGTTGCTGGTGATACCGTAGATGTGTTTGTCGCTGGCGGCTTCGATATAGGCGCTGACTGCCAGATGTTCGGGGTCGGTGATGCCGCTGGCGGTGCAGAAGGTCAGGGCGTACCAGCCGTGGCCGTCCAGCCGGACCACCGCCTGCACCGGGCTTTCCGGCCCGATAGCCTGGGCGACACCGCGGCGCGTCTTAGCCGACAGCTTGAACTGGTCGGCCATCCGGCCGCGAATTTCACCGATTTGCCCGTGCCCGGCTGCACCGGCTTCCAGGGTGAATTGCTTGCCGTTCCAGCGGAAGGTGGCGTGTTCCTGGCCGGCAGCGCGTAGGGCTTCCTGCACCACATGCGCCACTGCATTCAGGTTGCGGCACTGCGAAAAGTTCAGCCCGGTCAGGCTGATGTCACTGCCGTCCACCGGGATGACCAGTTCACCCGATTGGTGACCGGTCCATTCCGACATC